TGCTGTTTGGACTGTTTTTCAGCGCCGCTGTTACATTGTTGCATGTTAGCGGCTGAGAGGCTGAAGCATTATGCTGAAATGCAACTAGGTCGGCAATCACATAATCCTCGCCGCCCCGTCCCGGCTCGTTGACGCTAGGGTTGTGAGAGCGGCTTCTAAGGCTGGCCATGACTACGTTGCCTTCGTTTCCTGCCGCCTCTGTGGTTGTTCGTCCTGAACGGAGAGCATAAGCAGGGCCTCCTTCAACTGGCCTGGCAATGCCCGTCCCCGCTTCTCTGCTCTCCGTAGAATCCCTCGCGCCGCCTTCAGACTCAAATAATACCTGGGCAACGTCTCGCTCTGTAGGACCGCAGACAAGGAACACGCGACGGCGACGTTGGGCGACTCCGAAATACTGGCTGTCCAAAATCCGGTAGCCGACAGCAGGCCAGCACTCCCGTAACCCTGTGAGCACGAGGGCAAAATCCCGGCCTCCGCGAGAGCTAAGGAGCCCTGGAACATTCTCGAAGAGGCCCCACCTCGGCGTCGTCGCCTTGGCAATACGAATGATTTCTGAAAAGAGGCCGCTGCGTTCTCCGGCAAGTCCGGCCCGCTTGCCTGCGATGCTGAGGTCTTGGCAGGGGAAACCGCCAGAAACCACGTCAACAACTCCTCGCCAAGGTTTGCCGTCAAAGGTTCGCACGTCATCCCATAGCGGGAACGGCGGCAAAAGTCCGTCATTCTGTCGCTGGCAGAGTACAGTGGCGGCATAGCAGTCATATTCAACCGCACAGACTGTCCGCCACCCGAGGAGTTTCCCTCCAAGTATTCCGCCACCAGCTCCCGCGAAAAGTGCCAACTCATTCAAATCTACCCCCTACAACCTTATGGCTTACGCCAAGCGCGATTCAAATTATAACCAAACGCTCGAAGCGGATGCTTCGCACCGTTCAGCTAAAGCCGTTATGGCGCACGGCAGCATTATTGCCGATTGCCACAGTTTTTACTTTCCTCCGGGCCGCTTATCCAGCCCCTTTTCTGCCAGCATTGCTTCCACGTCATCGGAGTGTAGGCAGTCGCACAAGCAGGCTCCTGATACCGTGGCGGTGCCATTGTTCCAGCCGTGAATAGTAACAATTTGCCCGTTACAGGTATCATTCCCGGCTACAGCATTTACGAGAATGCCAGTTGCTTCAATCTTCCCGCCGCCACAATTGCCAAGGCTAACAACCCTGTCACCGTTTTTTGCTTCTCTTCCGTTCCTGTAATGCATTTCTTACCTCCAGAATCCTTCGGGATAATTACGCTTTCGCGTGTACGACACTGAATCATGCAAGTGTATCTGTTGCGGAACCCCGCAATGTGGGCAAATAAAATGCTTCGGCAGCTTGTCCAAGAATGAAGCGTAAGGCTTGTGGCAAACTTGGCAATCGACTGTGAATGGTGGCTTCCGCTTCATTTTTTGCCCTTATGTGCGCCATAACTAGACGCTGGTGTGGGCGGGATAATGCCCCGCCGCACAACAGAATAGATCCAGTAATTTTCAGCAATTAAACCTCCTACGCGATCATAACAACGCCTCGCAGCGGGCGATCATAACAACGCCTCGCAGCGGGCGATAAGGCCCGCCGCTGAAGGCGCAGCCGTTATCCCTTACGAATACCATGCTCAATTTCGCAGGCCAGCCACGCATGTCGCCAAACGGAATAGCCAACAGAGAGAATATTCGCGAGTTCTAGTCGCTCTTTGTCTCGTTTGCGGGTTTCCAGCCAGGCATCGAAATCAGTAGTAGATGGGCCGATAGCCGATAATTTGAGATGGCGAGTAGACCATTTTTCATCAGCTCCGGAAATTGCGGCATTGACAGTACCATCCGGCTCCCAAAAAACAGGGCCACGAGCGCGGCATTTACGGCACTCATGCTGGGTTCCAGCATCAGAAAAAATAATGATGGTCTGTTTACTCCCGCAGAATGGGCAGGATGGCATAACCATACCGCAGGACACGGTCGCGGGGCGTCCCGCAGTTTGTTCATTTTGTTTCGGAGTTGTCATTTTATCCTCGTTTCCCCGCGCCGGTCAGCGGGCGGGCCGTTATGTGAATCAAAAAATAACTGAGGAAAACTTATGCCCGACGAACTGGAAGCCCTTCGAGCCGAAAATTTATCTCTCAAGGAAAATATTGCACACCTTGAGGCGGAACTTGTAAAACGAACGGCGGAACTCCAAAAAAAGACGTCTCAATGCGATGACGCAAAGTTTCAAATCAAGAATAAGAACCTGAAAATCCAAGAGGAAAAAACGAAATCGCAAAGGCAATCTTTGAAATTTGAACGGAAAATTTCTGAGCTTAAAGATGAAATAGCTGAACTTCATAAAAATCGTAACCCCGATATTGCGCAGCTTTTTTCCGAAATAAATGAAAAGTTCCAAAGGGCCAAGTCGCTGAGAAATCGTACAAATCAACCACAGACACCCGATCAAGAGAATGACCCGAGCACATAACCAGGAAGATGCACCGGGGGAAAAGAAAAGGCTCCCCGGTGATCTCCCGGCCAGTTCCCACTAAACCCCTTCCCTCTGCCACTTCAAATACCCATCAAACAACCGGTACATCTGCAGCACCGTCTGCCCCCATTCGGTGGCCATCTTCTTAAACTCATCATCCCGGCAGTTCAGCCAGAGCTGGTTCGCCTCCTGGTAAAGCGTGTCATGCTTCTTCTTCAGCTCCGGATGATTCTCTTCGGCAAACTTGATGAACCCGGGGGTATTGATAGCGTGTGGCCATTTATCCTCCACAACGGCCTCGATCCTTGAAATCAACTCCTTGAAAGTCGCCTCGCATCCCATCACAACACTTCCAGCTTTTCGATATAAGCATGGATCGGCCCGGATGAACCGCCGAAGTCATCCTCTAGCACCTGCTGCCGCACATACCCCTTCACCTCTATAAACTGACCTGGTTCAACCCTGGCCAACTTCAAATTTTCACCCGGAGAAAAGAGCTCAAACAACTCTTTCTGCTGCCCCTCCCGCTGCACGTTAAACAGCAACCGCTGGCTGCCATCGGTCAACGGCTGCGCCTGATCAACCACGCCGCGCATGATGAACGCGGCACGGGGATCCACCTTGTCGCGCTCTTCCCACTGGTAGATTGTAAAATTGGACAGGAACTCGTTTTTCTCAGTCTGGTACTGGCCGTAAAAGCCTTTGAGAAAGAAGACAGCGGCAGGATTCTTGCGATATTGGGCAAGGAACGGGACGGTGCGCTCTTCATCCCAGAGGCGGCAATAAGCGGTCACCTGGCCGGACTTCGGACCGGAGCAGGAAACCTTGAAAGTAATATACGGCTTGCCTCCGGCAGAGCTCTCCTTTTTAGGCTCCTCCATCACCCGGCCAAAAACGCAGCCGCTGTTGAAATGCTTTGTCGCCTTCTCGCTCATTGCTCACCTCTGATATGGGATTGAATCGCCTGGCTGATGGCGTCCAGACAGGAAGGGACTTGCGGGGTAGCCTTGTGGCAGGAGATGCCGGCCAGGCTTTTGATGATTGTTTCCGGATCAGTACCGCTGCGGAGTGAGTTGCTGGCCAGCCGTGCCGCCCCCTCATTCACCGCAGAAGCGCACCCGCCCGACTTGCCCAGCCGGACGAAGATCTCGAACAGACGGCCATCCAGCTCGTTACAGGTCACATAGATCCGGCCACAAGCGCAGGTAATGTCATAGGTGGAGCCGTTGAGCTTCTGGGGGCGGGGGAGGGTGTTCATAGACGCGCCTCTACAATAATTACATCCATCTTGCCTGGAGCCACAAAACCGGATTCGTAAACTACGGGATCGCCGTAGCGACGGGCAATGGCAATCCCACAGGCCGGGCACTGAAATGTATCTTTCGGCAGGTCGCCGAAAATCGGCGTTCGGGTAAACAGGATATAATCATCTTCATGGCCGCAGGCCCCGCAGGTAATAGTCATTATCCCCGAGCCTCCACAGCTTCAACCAGCTCTTCCCAGGTGGCCTCGGTATAAATCCCCGTACTGGCAAGGGTTGCATGCCCGGCCAGCTTCTGAATCGACGTCAGGGGTTGATTGCGCTCCTGCATCCGCTTGAAACAGGTATGCCGCAGCGAATGGGTAGAATAGAGCGGCTTGCCGGTGCTGGTTGTTAATCCTGCCCGGACAATCCACCCCTCCACCAGATCCTGCAGGCTGCGCTTGGAAAGTCGCTCACCGTTTCTGGAGATGAACAGCGGGGCATCATCGCGAATACTCTCCTTCTGCTTCATCTTCAGCCCAATGAACCGCTTCATCAGCCTCTGGGAATCGGCACAGATCGGGATGAAGCGCTCCTTTCCCATCTTGGCGATCTCCTTGCTTACGTGGAGCTTCTCCTTGCCGCGCACATCACCCACATTCAGGCCGACCAGCTCGGCAGCCCGCAGGCCGGTAGAAAGAAGGAACTCAATAATCACGGCATCACGCTCCGCCTTGATCCCCTTGATTTCCCGCACGGTTTTAAGCAGGGTCTTTTCTTCTTTTTCGGTAAGGTATTTCATGACTGCCTCCCCATCATGTTTTAAAGAACGCCTCGGAAATGAATTCCCTGGGCTGGCGGTGAGGCGACCGCCGGGTTGCAAGCCCTGCCCAGGGAAACTGTCATGCTGCCAACTGCGCCTGCCAGGTCGGCAGGTAATCATCACATTCAACCACTCTGTCATCCACCAGGCTCAAAACTGTCTCGTGAGCCACCTGCCACCGTTTGCGGCAGCGGAAGCCCTTGCGGCAGTCGTGGCAGATCAGATGGCTCATTTATCATTCCACCTGGAGACGACTTCAGTTCGCTGCTCTGAAGACAACTCAAAACCCTGGTCATCCTCATTCAACTTCAACATTGAGATAAACAGGAGTAACAAGCATATAAGACAACTCAAAAATCTACGCTGTTTACGGCTCATAGTTCCCCTCACTAAATTTGTTCCAGTTCGTAATGCGTTGTAATAACTCTGCCCTTGTTTCAGCCATCAAGATAATAGTTAGATCGTATTCAGTCATCATCCGGGGCTGAGTTGATTTTTTCATCGCCGGGCAGTCTCTTTCTGCCAATACTCTCTTGACCACTCCTTACAACATTCGCCAATTCCATGGCTCACCAAACCGGGAGCAGTAAAACCTGGCTTTAGCCCGAGAAAGCAGTTGCAAAACATGCAGCGAACTTCGGCCATGAACCCGGTTTCATTCATCGTTCGCTAGCCTCCTTCACCAGCTCCAGGTAACACCCCAGATGGTGCATAAGGTGCTGTCCTTCCCGCTCGATCCGCTTCCGCTCATCTCCGGTAATGATATTATCGGCCATAGCGTCCGCTGATTGCTCCATCAGGTGGCTGAATTCCTTCACGGTATGGGAAAGCTGGGACTGCAGATTTTTCAGGGAAAGGGAGACTTCAGGGAGAGGGATCAGACAGCAGTTAAAGCGCCGGGCAAAATACTGAACCGGGGCCAAGGCGTCCTCTCGCGGGGTTTGCAGCTTCAGGCTCGTCTCAATGATCTTCTCGATCCGGTCCAAAGGGTTGAAAGCGCCGGAATCGGTAAAGTCTGTAGTTGGTTCCTGCCACTTGTTCACCGTGCTGGTGGAGAGGTGCAGCTCCTTGGCGTGCGCCACGGTTTTGCCTGAAATTGCTCTATGCAGTGCCTCATAACTTTTCATTACAAAATCGCCTCACTCTGTAATTTATTTCTACGCAGCCAGCTTATATTCTCTGATTAACCCTTCCTTGAGTGCTGCTTGTATAATCCCACTGATGCGAGGGCCAGAGGAACCGCCACCATAGTTTCCATGTATCAAGGCTTTAGTCGTGAAATAGTTGAACGGTGTGCCATCCTCATAGTGATGAGCACGGCACCAGTCAGCAACGAACCCATATGGTTTCGAAGTGAAACCAGACCAGTCATAGGCATCCGGGCGTTTAATGGTTTGCATGGTTTTTGTCCTATGTTATATTTTATACAAGGTTATATAAAACATAATACAGTTACTTTATTTTGTCAATGGAAAAATAAAGATGATTGATAAATTTTCCAACAGACTCGAAATATTACTTAAGGAGAATAAAACCAAGAAAAAAGACTTGGCCGCAGCTATAGGTTTATCTGCAGCAGCAATAACAGAGATGGTTAAAGGTAGAAGCGGTGCCAGTACACCTACTATTCGAGAGATTGCCAGGTATTATCATGTCAGCGAGGAATGGCTTGAGTACGGCACAGGCGAGATCATGGAGCCTCTACCGCCCTTCGCAGTCTCAAAGGTTGTGCAGCAGGTGACACAGGAAGAAAATGAATTACTGCAATATTTCAGGCAACTATCTCAAGAGCAGCGATTTAACGCTCTCCAGGTAGTTAAGGGGTTATTGCTTTTATCGCAGACATAGGGGATTACTAACCAATTTCAGCAAAGGAGGGTGTATGCAGGCATTTAAGGAAAAGCTTAGTAAGCATGCAGAGCACGTTAAAAATGTGGGGGCTCATTGCCAAAGCGAAGAAACTACCAAACAAGCGCTTATTCTTCCTTTTCTGGATATACTCGACTTTAACCCGTTCAACCCATTACGGGTAAAAGCTGAGCATGGGGCAGACTTGCCAGGTATCAAGAACAACGAACGTGTTGACTACGCTCTTTATTCCGATGGTCATCCGGTTATGTTTATCGAAGCCAAGCCATATACTGAAAAAGTAACAAATCATACTGGCCAGCTGGCTCGTTATTTCAATGCTACACCCGGCGTTGCGATTGCAGCTCTGACAAATGGCCGTCACTGGCATTTTTATACCGACCTCAAAAACAGCAATATAATGGATGATGTCCCGTTCCTTACAGTAGACCTGTCAAATCTGAGTGATGATGATGCGGAAAAGCTATCAAGATTCCGTTACGACCAATTCCACCCTGATAAATTGAAGTCATTTGCCGAAGAACGAGTTTATCTGAATATTTTTCAGTCAGTTATTGAGTCATGCTTGCGTGATCCTGATGTGGATTTTGTAAAACTGGTAGCAACCAGATCCAATTTGGCAGCTAAACTGACCGGCAAATTTATTGAAACAATTACTCCACTGGTAAAACAGTCAGTAGCCGATGCTATCAGTAAAATGGTTGTTACCGGGTTATCAGCTCCACAGTCAGTTACTCTTATGGAAGTGGTTGCCACACCTGTAACTGTTGATCAGGAAATAGACCAGGTTGATGTTAATAACCCAAAAATTGTCACAACTGCTGCTGAAAGAAAAATTCTATCAATTACACAAATGATCCTTGAAGGGCAAGCCTCGGTTGATGAGATTATCGGTAAGGATACTGAGAGTTATTACACGCTTCTCTACCAAGGAAAAACCAATAGATGGCTTCTTCGATATGCCGGGGATCGCGGGAAACCACTACTGTATTTTCAAATTCCATTAACACCAGAGATTTGTAAATCAGTAAAAAGAGCGGGGCTTGAGTTGGGAACCGGCAACAGCGTAATCCTGCCACGGCCAGAAAATTTGATGAAATTATCAGGTATAATCTTCGAGGCTTTAGCATACTGCCAGGATGATAATAATTTCAAAATCAAGAAAAAAGACCTTGAAAACTAAACTATAAGGATATTTAAAAGGGTCTTTGAAATAAACCATGTCCGTAGTCCCCTACAAAAACAAAAAAGGCGAGCTCGTCCCGAAAGCCTTCGAAATAATCTGCTACCCCGAGGGGAGCAAAGGCAAGCAACTCCGTAAGGTCGTCAAAAACTGCTCAAAATCACAGGCAGAGATGATCGAACTCGCCCTGATCCGCAAGAGCCTCGATGCCCCACCGTCCCATGACCCGAAAGTAAAGGAGGTCTGGCATGAATGGGTGCGCCATTACGCCCGCGACAACGCAAAATCAACCATCATCGACCTGATGAACGCTTCCAAGCGGTTGCTGCCTCATTTCGGTGAATGGCACCTGTCGCGGTTAACCCTGCCACTCGTAGAGCTTTACATGGATAAGCGGGTAAAAGACGTCTGGCGGCCACCCATTCAGAACCCTGACCCAAAAAAGACCTATGCTCCGGCCAAGCCGATCGGCAAACGCCGCATCAACACCGAGCTGAAATACTTAAATCTCTTCCTCACCTACTGTGCCGAACGCAAATATATGCTCCCCCTGCACTTTCTGATTCCCAAATTCAAAAAACTCCCTCGCCGCAAGGTTACTCTCCCAATGGTAAGTGAGGTCAACGCACTTCTTTCCAAATGCCATGATGATGCACACCTGGCCGTCCTGCTGTACCACGACGGCGGACTCCGGAGGGAAGAGGCTTTAACCCTTAAAGTTGAAGACATCATGCTCGAAGATGAATTGATTCATGTCATCGGCAAAGGGGACAAGGAGCGCTATGTGGCAATAGCAACCACACGGCTGTATGAGGCATTGGAACAGAGAGTTGAAAAAGTCGGAACAGGGCTGTTGATGGTCAACAGCCGGACTGGCAAAGCATATAAGGATTTAAGGAAAAGTATTGAGAACGCTGCTGATCGGGCCGGGATTCGGAAGAATGTCTATAATCATCTTTTCAGGCACACCTACGTCTCAAGATCCCACGAGGCCGGAGTGCCATTGCCGGAGATACAGGATCAGGTTGGCCATGAAGATATTAAAACCACCCGGCTATATACCCATGTCACCACCCGGACGCGGATCACACAATCAAAGAAATTGGATGGTCATTTGAAGACCGAAACAACCCGCCTCATAAATCATGAGGCTGAAAAACAAAAAAGACCTAAATAAATTAATGTGTTACAGCTACAACCTATATTCTGGGGGTCTAGTGGTCGCAAGTTCGAATCTTGTCGCACCGACCATAAACAGGGGCTTTACGAAGATTTCGTAAAGCCCTTTTTCTTTGCCGACTCATATAGACTCATACTTATTTTTACTCCTCCCCCTAAATCGACTCCACGAGCTGAAACCCCATGTCCCCCCGGTTAAACGAGTAATATTCGTAGGCAGCCAGCTGGCGCAACCTTCCCAGGAATGATTGCTGACGGCTGCACATGCTTACCGCTGCCGGGTTGGCGATCAGGAACAGTTCCTGGTCGAGGTTCAGAAACCGCTGCATATCCAGGAGCTGGCCCATGCCGACGTCTGTCAGCGCGTCGGGGATGGTGAAATTGCAGGTCTTCAGCGCTTCGACGCGGCTAAAATATGACGTGCCATTCTGGGTTTTCGAGGTTCTCGTGTTGGTCTCGTAGCCCCACTGGGAGCCCGGTATTAGATAGTTTCGGGGGAGTTCCAGCCCCGGCGCGACAAAACAGCGGCCTATCTCAACATAGCCGTCCGTGTTTGCCGTGTCAGTTATCTCCACCCGTACATATTGAGCTGTGACCATTGCGGATGCGCTGAAGAAAATCGGGTAGCGCATTGCAATAGCGTCCGCCTTACTCGGCTTGTTGCCGGTCAAAACAGGCTGCCCCCAGTCCAGGTTGGTATCATCATAATAGTTTGGGTAAACATCTATCGAGGTTGAATCATAAACCGTTGTAGCAAAGTCCGCGACAGTGGAGAATTTAACGCGGATAGTTGCGGCAATACTGAGATTATGGCTCACCAGTGCCAGAGCGCGGAGCTTCGTAGCTGCTCCCAGATTAATGTCGAACTTGGTAGAGGCGGCCAGAGCGTCGGCAGAACGTGCCTTGACCGACAGAGCTGCATCCTTCAGATTATTCAGCGGAAACGAGGCGTGCCACGATCCGCCCGAAAGGGTAGCCGCCAGGGTTTTATCGGGAAATGCAAGGATAGCGTTAGACATCCGGCCTCCAGATATACAGGGTCAATTCATCCGTCTCCAGCTCCAGATTGTACCCCATCAGGACAAATTTCTTCCCGCTGTCGCAGCCGTATCTGGGGTACGTTACATTAACGAGCTGGTTGAACATCGGCATTGTTGCGAGGGCTTGCCGTGGGATCGTGACTGCGTAAAAATCGCTCCGGACAGAGCGAATCGCAAACTGTCGTTCCACTTCAGCCTGGGCGTCAGCTTCTACGGCTATCAAGCTGGTATATTCCAGCACAGGCGCGTTGGGGTAAGGGGTCTTGATGTCCGCATCATCGTCTGTGACGGTCTGATATTCCCTGCCATACAACTGCGCCAGCAGGCTATCCACATTGGTCTGTCTAAGCAGATATCGAGCCGCCTGCAGAGAGACGAATTTCCCGTTGCCGAACGCCATTGCCGGGAATTGATACGTGCTGTCATACGGGTACATTGTCCATGTGGCGCCGTCCGGAGATGTCGCGGTGTATCCTCCATTGTATTGCAGAGCCACGAACTGGCCATCTCCGAAAACCACAGAGTAATAATTGCCATTGCCTCGAACCGGGAAAGTGCCGTCAGTCCAGGTAATAGCGTTCGGCGAGGTCGAGAATTTATCCCCGGTGGAGGAGACCCGGACAAAAATATTGTTTCCGTACGCAACAGAGAGCCACCCTGCAGTTGAGCTGGTCCGAGAGGTCCAAGTGATCCCGTCCGGAGAGGTAATAACTGCGCTTCCGCTTGTGGCGACAAAAAGAGCTGCGCCGTAACAGACTGATTTATAATTGTCATTCGGGACAGTACGGGAGGTCCATGTTATCCCGTCCGGAGACGTTGCAGCTACCGTCCCTCCACTGCTCAGCGCCACAAACACGCCGTTGCCGTACGCAATCGCAGTTGCAGCCATTATGCCGGTCCGGGATGTCCATGTAATCCCGTCCGGAGAGGTCAAAACCTTGGTATCTGCGTTATTAACAAGAACAAAAACACCATTGCCATACGCCATTCCGGACCAGTTCCGCGTCCAGCCGAGCGTTGTAGTAGTCCATGCCTTCCCATCTACTGATATGACCCCCCGGCTGTCGTTATAACCTGCAGCAGCAAACAGGCCGTTGCCGAATGCGATCGCCCGGAAATCTCCGGATGTAAACGACCCTAAACCGGTCGCCAGATCCACCCTCCAGGGTGTGCCGCTAACCTCGCCCCCCAGGCTTCCGGCATCCTGTATCGTGTGGTTTTTCCTGTACCCGAGATTAATCTTCCATGCCGGAACCCCCCTGCCTGCATCCTGAGGAGTAATCCGCTGCATCTGCTGGATATGAGCTGTAGTCAGCTCGATATCAGCTGTGCCGGCAGGCGCAACCAGCTGTCCGACATTCAGCTTCAGGTTGTGATCAAACGCGGCCCACGCGCCGATCGAGTTAACCACCTCATCAAGCGCAGCAATAACAGTGGTCTCCTCGCGCCAATAGCGGCCAATTACAGCAGAGTTAAGGCTGTCGAGCGCAGTGAAATCAGCATCAACCAGATCCCCTGCAGAGAGCGTCCGCAAAGCGATCTGCTTGGCGATCTGGGCAACAGTCCGGGCAGCTGCATTAGCCCCCTGCAAACCGTCAAACGTCAACGCTCCTTGGGGAGCAGACCCGAGTCTGAATAGACCGCTGGCCAGATGGCAGGCGTAATATCCAGGGGGCGGGGCTGCTGCTTCCAGAGCTGCCTGGCTGGCATAGGCGGTATCCATCGGCAGAGGAATCCCTTTATCCCGCACAGCCGAAATCGCCTGCATCGCGCCGTCATTGGCTTGGTAGATCTGCTTCGCCCTGTTTACACAGACCGGCGTACAGTTAAAAACATCGCCATAAGCCAGCGGCTTCGGCGTGTTTTTAATATCGTCTTCGCCGTCGACACCCTCTCCATTAACATTTGTCCCGCCGTATTTATTCGCCTGAAGCGGGACATTCAGCCTCGCCTGAGGGTCTTTTATCCGGATGGTTATCTCATCCAGATCAAACGCCGGCTGCTCTGTACTGCAACTCAATGTAAGTCCTATCAACCCGCCTGCCAGCAACTCTCTTATCATGATATCTCTCCCATAGCCGTACCCGGCCAAAGCATCCAGAGCGCCATCAATGTTATCTAACCGCACCTCGCCGGAACCGATCTTCGACTCCCCGCGCGTAGTCCCCTCGGAAAACATCATGGTTTTCAGACTGCCGGGGTTACTGATCCGGGGGGCGTAGTAAATCCGGGCATCAGCTCTGGTGACTGCAACAGTGGTTGTTGGTATATGAGTCGTTGCAATATTATGAGGTTCAAGTTGGATGGGGCCTAAGTACAATCCCTTAGTTATATTGCCGGTGTAATTTATATCGGTATCGCCATAGGATACCCCAACAAAAACAGTGTTTAAGGTCGCCGAAAGTGAAACAGTGACGCTGCATTTATACCATCCGTCACCAAGATTCTCTATTGCTGATGAAGCCCCTGCACCCACCGTACCTACAACTCCTGTGGATATATCAAACCCACTAAAAGAGCCTAAAATATCTACCCAAACCCAGTTCCTGCCCAGCCCACCTTTTACTTCCACAGATAAAGTATACGTCCCAGCAGTAGCTAAAGTTATGGTTTGCTCCACAAGATGCTGAGCGTTTACTGCTGTTTCCAACAGTTTTACGGCACTAGTGACTCCATCAGACATTAAAGTCCCATCGCTTGTTCTTGTAACACTGGTCCCAGTCCAGGCAGTATCCGCCCACGTTAAAGTTTGCAGCAGGTAATTTGTGGACCCCATCTCCCCCAGAGTCACCCCCTGCCCTTTAATGTAATGCAGCACCTCCTCGGCAGCGCCGGTCCAGGCGTCCATATCTACAATATAGTCGCTCATTCATTCACCGCCGAACGTGTTTTCTGCTCAACAGTCTGCAGGCGGCGATCCTGTGATTTGCCGACTGCGATAGATTCGGTAAACCCTGCCTGGGTGGTTTTCAAGAGCGCCATCAGGAGGTTATTCTGATCTGCCAGCAACTTATTCTGCTGCTTCAGCTCGGCCAGCGTCTCCTTGTTATCGGCTGATCCGGTTGCTGGTATGCCGTATTTCCGGAGCACGTCCGAGGACTGGCGGTCAATGATAATCTCGCCCTGGTGGATG